GATCTTCACCTTTCTTAAGTACTATTTTTTTATTTTCAATCAAAACTTTTTGATCTGTAACAGGATCTGTTCCATAAACAGGCACAAAATAAAAACCATCCCTGATTGCCTTTTCATTTTCTTCTGAGATAAAAAATACATTTACAGAATCAATACCTTCTACATTTTCAATTATTGAAATAATATCTGAACGAGGAATCCTATCTCTTCTATTTACATTTAAGAAATAATCATCCAAGTTTTTTCTTATTTGAATTCTTATTTCATCTTTATCAAAATTATCAAACCATCTTATTACAACATTAAGTGCATATCTTTTAATAATAGGATCTATAATTCTTGTTTCTGCTGTAACAACTTGTCTTCCACTAGTATTTAAAATTTCATATGTCATTTCTTTTTCCTGTGCCGTCATTGTAAATTCCTCCTCAGGTATGCTGAAATAATCTAAGTCACTTGTTATTTTTTTCTTTATATCTGGAATTAAGAATAAGTAAATAATATTATCATCATTTAAGTATTCATCATTTTTTGTATTATAAGCATCTATGAACGACCAAAAGTCATACTTACTCAAATAGTAAATATAATTATTTGGATTTGCCAATACAAATGAATTACTTTGGTATGGTGCTATTAACCTTGTGAATGAAGGATCTTCAGTATCAGAACCAAACATTGGGTTCCTTACGATATTCATTGCAAGAACTTCATTTAAATCTACCTGCTCACCTGCTTGGTTTGTTCCAGGTTCCGAAAATTTAATATCTAATTGTTTACCGCCAATATTGCCTATTTGGCCAGCACTTTTAACATAGCCTATTCTAATTCTAGCTCCTAATGCAGGAGGTCTACCAAATTGATTGTTTCCAAAGAAACAACTAAGACCACCATTAACACTACTTTTTATCATTGCACATTTCTCATTAGGATTCATATCATACAATGAATCAACTAATTTCCAAAGTTCTCCGTCTACATGAACCGATACTAAAAATTGGTCAGTAGGATCTTTTGTGGTTAAATTATAACTCTGTAAAGGTAAGCCTGTTCCAGTAAATGACTGTTCTTCTTTTTCTCCTTGTACAACTTCAACATTAACAAATTGCTTATTAGTTTTTTCTAATCTAATGAAGTCACTATTAAATCTTAAAAAATATGTTTGTCCATTTTGTCCAATTTCAAAAGATGACCCATTCATAATCTGAACAAAGTTTCCTTCGACGAGGCTAGCCGCACTTGTATTTAATCGTAATCCAATTATACCTCTTGCAGAAATACTTCTTGTAGGATCATGACCAGTTAATCTGGATAATCCGTAGATAGATTCAATATTTCTAGCTCGGGCTATATTTAATTCTGTAGCTACTGCTTCAATATAAAAGAATATTAATTCACCTAAGTTAGCGACTACTGTTAATACTTGACCAAATGGAGAGGCTGGAGTAAAAGTTTCTACGGCCTGGTCATAAGTACGTCCAAGATATTCGAATGCATCAGAAAATAATTCCGTTGCCTTAATTCTACTTTTACTAAAAAATGACATTCAATTTATTTTTTTAAAAAAGAGCTCCTATAACTCTCTGTTCATCTACAAATATATCTACAAAAGCGCCATCCCTCTCATCAGTTGAAAAGAATGTAACTTGAGTATCTATTGTATACCCAGCTAGATCTGGTAAACAATACGCAGCTATCTGGCTATTAATTTTATTTTGGATTGTACTTTCGTTATTAACAAATGAAAATAATAAGTCTTCTAAATTACAACCCATACTTGGTGCCCCTAAAACATCGCCTGTTCTAGTAAAAAGAACATTTTCAATTTTTAAAATTAATTGAGAGATTGAATCAGATACCTCTAAAGTATTATCATTATACTTAGGATCTTCAACATCTCTACTATAAATATCTCTAATCATTAAAGAACACTAATTTTTTATTATATATTCTCTTTAAAATTAATAGCTTTCAGATTATAATTATCCAGTGAAAAAGTAATCAACACCTTCATCTCCTTTTATTTCTTCAACTATTCTATCTACTTCTTCTCTACCTTCTGATTGAATTAAGTCATAATTGATTGTAATATTACCTGGAAGATTAAACGAGAATGTACCTAGTATTCTAGACAATTGAATTTTTGCTTGACCAATAACATACCTTTCAAAAGCTTCATCTTGAAATAATGCACAATCGGAAATTGTTGAAAAGATTTCAAATATAACAGCATTCTTTGGTAGCTCACCCTGAAACCTAAACTTTTTTGTTAGTCTATTATATGTATATGATATTTGTGGTAATAAAACTTGCCTTGTGTTATCTAAGAATAAAGAGTTAACAACATAATACATTAAATTTTCACTACCTATACCTGCACCATACACATCACTGTATATAAATTTATCAATTGAAAAATCTGCATCACCAGCATTAAAACTATAATCTCCAAATCCACCATCTTCACCACTAAATCCACCTATTTCAAAAACATCATTAACTGAATATACTCGGGACGGCATCTGAACAATACCTCTTGGGTTATTTATATTTTTCTTATTAGTGATAGTTTCATTATCCTGTCCACTACCATAAGGAACACCTTGTTTAAAATCTGATTTATGTAAAGCACCGGCAGGTAAAGCAATATACATTTGCTCTACGCTATCTTCATAGATTTTATAAAAATATTTTTTTGCTCTTTGTATAATGTTTGCTAATTCCTTCTTAGGAACCGTGAATGGAATCTGGCATGCTATTGTTAATTCATCATTAATTAACTTAATTAATGCGTCTAAACATTCAGCTTCCTCTGGATCATTACAATAAGTATTCTTATTAGCCATCTTATTTTATATTTTTTCTATTTCAATTATTTCAGCATTTTCAAATCGTGCTAGTTTAGTTGCTCTACCTTTTCTAAATATACCACCTTCCATTTCGCCACTAAATACGCCTCGAATACCAAAGACATATGAATCTTTACATATTACATTTTTACTAACATAAGAATCTTCAATCTTTGAATCGGCAACATCAGTAGATCCAAATAAATTACTTTCTAAAATTGATGAATTAATTAATTCTGAACTAAAGATATCACAATTTATAATATTACCTTGTATCTTGGAGTCAACAATATCAACACCATTAATTTCAAAACACTTCATTAACTCAGCATTTTTTATTTGCATTTTACCAGTATCGGCATCATAGTTAATTAAAGCCTCAGTTAATCCAGCTTTAGTCAAAAGATCAAAAAGCTTCTCTCTCATTTTAGGATAAAAGGTTTCTACAATTTGATCATAAGTTTTTAAATCTACCATTAAATGAATTTTAGGAAAGTTCTTTTTAAATGTTTGATAATCTCTATAAGATTCTATAACACTTCTATGGTTTTCTAAAATAGCATCTAATTTTTTAAGGTCTTCTTCATTATAGACTGGATCTGTTAAAGTTTCATATAGTGATAAAACAAAATGTTCAGTTAAATCCATAATTGTGTTATACTTTTTTTCATAATCCTTACCACCTAAATATCTAAACTCTATATAATTTTTAGGTATCTTTGAAAAGTTAACACCATAATATTTTTCGGAAACAAACAAGTAATTTTTCCAGGAGACTTTTTCTGGAGAAGGTTGAGTCATACCACTCAATGGCACAATAAATTTTATAGATTTAGCATAAACAGAATCTTTTCTATTTGGAAATGCTTCATAAACTTTATCTTCATCAAAGTTTAAAACAAATTTACCTATGTCTAAACTAGATACGTTTGTTGGTGTACCTAACTTATGCCCATCAAATGCTACATTAATATGAATAGAACATCTTTCATTTGTGCTTCCGTTTTCTCTAATCCATTTTAATGTTTTAGCAATAATTAGTTTAGCCTCTACAAAAGGAAGTGGTCCTGTAACCATTTCAATCATGCCAGTTCCACCAGAATTATCTGGCTCTAGTTTAAAGACTTCATCGTTTGGAGTAAAATCACTATGAGCCTTTTCTTCTATTCTAATTTGCTTATTTAAAGCTTGAGATAAACCTCTCTTTACTTCATCAAGTCCTTCATTAGCAAAGAATTCAAATTCAATACCAATCTTTGAAGCATATATAGCATTAAGTTGTTCGTTAGTGTACATGTAGTTCCTGATTTGTTTATATATTCAAACCAGGAACGGTGTTATGCAATGTTCATTGTAATCTTACGATCACTAACATTCACACTTCCAATTTTTACATTTACAGTATCACCTTTAGATAAGTCAGCACCTTTTAATTTAGATTTATGAATCAATCCACTTATACCTTTTTCTAATTCAACAAAGGCACCGTATGAAGTAAGCTTAGTAACTTTACCTTCAGTAATCATCATAGGTTTATATTTTTCATCAACACCATCCCATAAATCAATCTTAGGTCCTAGTTGACTTAGAATTATTTTTCTATCTGATATAATTTCTTTTACCCAAAAGTTAATTTCATCCCCAGGTTTTATTGCTCTATCATCTAAAGTCTTTTGCATTTCTTCAGTTAATTCAGCCTTAGGAATCAATCCTGTTAAGCATTCATCAAATTCAGCAAATACACCAAACTTAGTGGTGCCTGTAACAAAACCTACTCTAGGTTCTTTAATAGTTTCATTTAACTTTTCGATTGTTGAAGGAATCATTGTTCTTAAATATTCTCTATGAGATACTACAATCGTGTCTTTTTCAGTAGAGAATGTTATTGGCATAACAATAATTTCTTTACCTACCAATACACTAAAATCGTGTAATTTATTTAATCCTCCTAATGAACCTGGCATAAAACATTTAATTCCTGCTACATCAACCCAATATCCACCATGAATTAATTCTTTAACTTTAGCAGTAAATCCTACAGCCTTATTTCCAATAGCATCCTTTATTTCTCTAAGCTTAACTTCTTTTATTGCATCAGAGATAGAAGCAATAACATCTCCAGTAGATTTATTGGTTTTAATCTTAACATCAATTTCCATATCAACCTCTAATTGGTCTACAATGTAGTCTGGTTCTTTGGATAAAGTACAGTGTGCTGTAAATTTAGATTCAATATCAATAAGAGCAGTTGTCTTATCTTTAGATATAAATGAAACAATACCTTTTGTAGTATATGCAACATTGTCTTCGATTAATTGAGTTTTTTGTAATGTATGATCAGTAAGACCGTATAATGCTAAAGCATCAGCAGCATACATTTCATTACACATTAATTTTGTACCGTCAGGGACTTGAACTTTTACTGTTTTAGTATCAAATGGATCATCACTTAGTTGAATGGTGATTTCTTGTTCGGTCATTTTTTATTTTTTAAGAAGTTAAAATTATAGATTATATATTACTCTTTATGTATCTAATATTAATTATACATATAAGTTAGTTGTTTGTTTCATTATGAAATTGCTGTTCCTGGTGTACCAGTCCCAGTTCCAGTACCAGTCCCAGGTCCACCACTAGTTGCTACAACAGTTGTAACGGCAGTAGTAACTGTAGCTGTTTTAATCCAAGCATCTATTGCAGCAGATGCTTCTTCACCAAAAGTTGCACCAGCAGCAGTCCTAATAGCAGCTTCAGATTTTACTTCCTTTAGTGCCTTAACATTTATTTGTGCTTCATCATCTAATGTTTTTAATCCTGCTGCAAACGCAGCAGCTAAATCAGCTTTAAGTTTTTCAGTTTGGAGTGTTGCCATGTTTAGATTAGTTTATAGTTTATATATTAGTCAGTTGTATTCTTTGTACTTAATGCAGGATTTCCTGGTGCCATTGGCGGACTGGTTGGTGCACCATGATTTCCAATATGAGTATGGTTATTATAAAGATCATTGATAAACTGAGTACCTTTAAGTACAGCATCGGTTCCCTGTTCACCTAAAATAATCTTAGGAGAATTTACATGAGTTTTACCGGTAGCACTTATAACAGCATCAACACAATTAATAAGACAATTAGTATCTGCATTAATTACAGTATCAGCTCCACTATTAATTGTAAACTGAGCCGAGTGTGTAAATGTTATATTTCCATCATTAAGCATTACAATAGAATCTCCGTTTGCATTTATTATTTCAACTGAGTTATCAGGTTTTATATTCACTGTTGTTGGACCTTCAGTTGTAGTATAGTCCATCATTAATCCTTTTTCTTCTGTAAAGAAAACTTTAATATGTTCACCTTCTCTTTCATTAGTTGCTTCCGATACTCCATCTTCTAATGTACCAGTTAAACCGAAAGCCGTATCATATATTAATACATGAGAATTTTGATATGATGCTTCTATCTCCGCTTTTGTTTCATCAGAGGGATAAACATTTTCATGATAAACTGGTTGATAAAAATTTCCGTTGTCAAACGTGATCCTAACTATTGAGCCTAGTTTTGGAATTTCAAATTTTCCACTACCACTATTACTACCACCATACATTAACTGATGTGGCCTCGACCACGGTAAAGCAGCAGTAGGAATAATAAAAGCACTTTCAGGATCTTCAGGATCTACACGGTCATCCATTTTACCGTATACTCTAATCTTACATCTCCCTTCAAAGATATCATCATTAGTATCTTCAACGATTCCTACCCATTGTGTAGTTCGCAAATCATCGGCATTAAAATTTGCTGGATTAACCTTTCCCATTAGTTAAAAATATTTTCGTTAGTTATAGTTGAATTATTTGGAGGGCCTGATGGACCGAATGCATTACCGCCACTAAACTCACTAGATGGAGTAACAGGATCAAACACTTGGTTATTGCCTGCAATAGTTTGGTTAGGTTCATCGGCAGTACCTAATGGATTATCACCAAGCCTTTGGCTAATGTTTTCATTTTGACCAAATAGTTTTAAACCATCTTCATTACCTTGAACTGCTGCACCAACTAAAGCATTACGTAAAGCCTGAGGGTTTCCTATACCACCTAAAGTAACTTGTGTCATATCAAACACATTTCCTAATTGAACTGGATTTGCAAAACTAACAGCAGCTCTTCTGCCTAAATCCAAAGCTCCATCAATAGCTTCATTTACCTGATCTTTTGCAAACGCTTTTACTTTACCAAAAAATTGATTATCTGTTTGTACTTTACTTGCATCTAATTTATTATCATAACCAGCAAACTGAGAAACATTTTCCATTAATGCATAAGTCCATTTAATTTCAGTAGTGGTTATTTCACCACCTGAATTAGTTACACCTTCAAATACTTTTCCTGATGCCCTAGGATCCCATTCACAATCAGTAAATTTAAAACCTACTTGTGATGCGTTTTGATTTACATAAGAATCAGAAGAATTTGTAGTACTAGGGTTTGTTGCCTGTAACCAATTTCTTGTGGTTTTAAATTTTCTTATTTCTTGGACATAAACATATACATCAAACTTCATTAAATTTTTAGGCAAAATAAATCGCTTGTACATACTATCATACACAGCCATTTTATATAAACTAAATAATGCCGTTAATTTTAAATCTATTGCTTCTAAACATCCTATAGTAATACCTTCTTCGCCGCTACTTCCAGTATAAGGATCAATTGAAAAGTCTGTAGATTTTTGCCAAGCCTCTTGTATTCCTGCTATGGTTTGAAAATAATAAGGTCTTGTATTGTTAATTTCTTGTATGCCTTGAATAAATGCTTTTAGATATTGGGCTCGATTTACTTCACCTATAGCTTCTAAATAACCAATAGCAGATGCACCGCTTGGTGTATTTAAATCTCCGCCAGGTTTTTCTTTTGAAGTTTTATTAAATAATTGACCCGCAGCAGCTATACCTTGATTAACAGTATTCTCAACTGTAAATTCTCCATCGTTTATACCAGACCCAGGTCCTGATGTGGCGCCATTAAATAATGGTGACGATATATCAAACATTAAACTGAAGCCAAGATAAGTAGGATCATCTAATGAGGTTACTCCGTTAGCACCTGACCCATATGCAGATTTTGAATTATTAACAAATCTTTTAGCAAATTCATAACTGCTCGGGAAAGATGACCCACCTAAAAGGTTTCCGTAAGGTCCAGCTAACTGAGATACTCCGTTAATTCCTGCAGGGCTAGTTAAATCTACTAAAGGCATATTTTTATTGTTTTTATATTTATTAAGTCGTTGGAGTGTATTCCCTACGCTGTAATTGTAATCTCATTCTTAGTGGCCCTGGTTGAGTTAACAAATATTCAATACCAGTTATAACATAAAAGCCACTCAAATATTCATTAACAATTCCACTACCTGGACCTTTAGGTTCATCTTCATCTGACTGTTCTCTATCTTGTGGAGCTGGATCGCCAGTTTGAGCTACACCATCTCGTTGTTCGGTTAATACATTTTTAACTGGAGATCCATATTCAAAAATCAAAAGATAAATTCTACTATACCTAGTTAAAGCAGGATTCACAGTATCTAATTCTACTTCCATCCCCATTTTTTCTATTTCAGAATTATTTTGATAATTTTGAACTACAGCATGTTGAAATTCAGGGTGGACATTATCGCCTTGTGTACCTAAATATTTGTATTTAACTTGACTATTTCTAGGGCCTTCTGGTTCACCGTTTATTACTCTACCTTTAGTTGCTGGTATTGTACCTTCAGTACCATTAGTAAGAGGATCCACAAATTCACTAATCCATTGCTTTTCTTCTAAATCCCAATACTGAGTATATCTTTTATATCCATTTGCTTTACTTATTTCTCCACTCTTATTAGTAGGTTTATATTTAGATAGATATCTTGCACCACCTTGCATTTGAATTAAGTTAGATAATAGATTAGGAAACGGAGTTTCACCAGATGCACCATCTGCTCCATAAGTATCAGATGCATTTGTACTAAAACTTTGGCTTACTTCTAACTCAGACTTATCTTGATCAAATAATCTATTAACGTCTACCATTGTTAAGTAATAATATGGATCAATGTAGCTTGTAAAAAATGTTTCCTTACTTAAATAACTATTTGCAACTATGTCTTGTATCCAAGTTTCAGTTGTGTCATTAGGATTAGTCCATGTCATTTGATCTGCTGTATCTTCAACATTAGAAGCATAACCTATTTTTAATCTTTCTGCTATATTTGATAATGCATCCCAGCTTGTAACATTTTCTTCATATTCAACCTTTTCAGTAAATAAATCAGGAATAAACATTCTACCAAATATGTTATATTCTTTAGCGGTCATTCCACCACCTCCACCAGCTGGAGAACAATCAATAATAGTAAAATCAATTCTTATAGGCTTAAATGTAGTTTCTTCACCTTGTGACCTAATGTAAAGTTGAATTATATCTCCATCTTTAGGATAATTTCTTGCAGTAAAAAGTCCATCAGTATCAGCAAATCTAACTGTTAATGTTGGATAAAACCCAGTAGATTCTAAAGAAAAATATTTAAGCCTATCCATTTGAACTTGGTATTGATTAATTACAATCAAAGGAATGATAGAAGAAAATTTAGATAATTTTTCTTTCATAGTTACACCGTCAGAATTATCTGTACCACTTTCAGCATCAGGTATAAATAACTCATCGAGTTCAATAGTAGGTTCTATTATTGTTAATATGTTTCTTTCAATCTGTGTAGACATATCTTATTAATTGTTTCTATTTCTAGTTGGTAAATTAGTTCCTAATTGAATATTTCCACCTTCATATGTCTTAGCGTCTTGTCCTTGTTGTAGCACATTTGGTGGTAATGGAGTTTTAACTCCTGATTTTTTTGACTTAGCTTTTTGAGCTAACCTTTGTATACGAGATTGATCTTCTACACTTTGAAGACCAGTATCAACATAAGGCTTCATAACAGGATTAGGCCTAGATGCAGGGTTTGGTCTTTTATAAACCAAATTAATTTCACTTAAATTAGGTATGACTAAAACATCACCTTCTTGTACTGAAAACGGATTAAAGATATTATTAACAATACATAATGCATCAACATATTCACTTGTTCCAAAATATCTTTCACATATCTTATCAATTCTACCAGCCTCATCTTGCATAACATAATGTAAAGCCTTAAGACCAGCAGCCTTATCATATTTAAAAGAAGGAGCAGTTAAATCATAATACTGTTCACCCGTTCTTTCAATACTTAATAAGTTTTTTAAAGTTAATGATTTTATATTCATCCTTAATTATTTTTTATGAATCAATTAGCATACTGACAACACTAGAAACATATTCACCGCTAGTTGCTTCTGTTGCCGGGGATGCGCTTCCAGTTGTCTTTTTAAGATTTGAAATATCTTTACTTTTAACCTGGCCTGCAGTTTCACCTGATTGAGTTTTTTGAATACTACTAGTTCCTACATTTGGAATAGCACCATATACTTTTATTTCTTTTCCTGATAAATTTAATATATCTTCAGCACTATTAGCAGATGCATATATTCTACCTTTACCTGCATTAAACATATTTTCTATATCTCCTTTATCCCTAGGCTTTCCGTGAGCCATATCTAATTCAAATTTTACCTCCATTGGAAAATCATCATAACCTAATCCTGCACCTAATGTCATATTAGCATTTTTACATATCATATTACCCATCATTGCAATTGGATTCAATGGATTACCAATTGTTAAATGCCAATCACCAGTAGGCTCACCACTAATGAAAGCTTTAGTTGCACCAGTACCACTATTGCCGCCAACCTGTCCGCCTAATAAATTACCTAATAAACCACCTAGATAATTCTTGGCTGCCTCTATCCCACCTGAAAATACTGAATCAAAATCAAATCCACCTTCAGCATTACCAAATACAGTTTTGAATCCACCTTCAATATCATTAACTACGCTACCTGCATAACCAGAAAAATCACCTTGTCTTAATTTTGAAATATCTCCAAACTGACTAGCTACAAAACCAGCAGATCCATAATACCTATGCCCACCACCAAAGAATGCTCCATTATTAGTTGTCATAGTTAACATATTACTAATAATATCAATCATTGCTATTTTTGGATTAACATAAGCTAATGATTTTAATTCATATTCAAAATTTAGTTTAATATCATTAGTAAAGTTTATACCTCTATCTCTTACTTGAGTTTTATTAACAACATTGATAGGACCTAATACAAAGTTTGCATAAGTACTACCAAGCCGATCTCCACTCTGTGATCCGTAACCTTGTTGCTTTCTAAATACATCACCTGAACCTTGTCCTTTAGCTACATTAGCAATCGCTCTACCTATACCACCAATTTTATTATAGAAAGGTTGCTGAGTATATCCACCATCTCCGCCGCCTTCAATTTTTTCCATTTCACCTGTCAGTTCCTTAAAGGTTAAACCAAATGACATATTCATAATGTCTTCTAATTTATTACCAGCAGTTTCACCCATATAAGTAATTGCAGTTACACCTGCTACTTGTGAAGTATCACCAACTACTATTGGATCTTCTGGTGGTGGTTTTTCGCCATCTTCGACTTCTTGCTTAACTGCCATTGATTCCGAAAACTTAAATATGTTATCTTTAACTGGCATAGGAAACCTTCTAAGAGTAATTAAATGATTAACTGGTATCTTCTTATAATATTTAGAATATAAAAAATTAGAAGCAGTGTATCCTATTTTTGGGTGTGCTTCATTAAAGTAATTTATTATTTTCATGACAGTAGGTTTGTTACCTGCCTCTCCACCCATCAGTTTACCAGCGGCTCTTTCAGTATCCATGTAATTACCTTTAAATCCTTGGTCAGTTGCAAAATCTCCATACATTCCTTGGAAGTTAAATAATGCGTACTTATTAGCTATTGAACCTACGATTTGTTTACCTGACATACCTTTAGGGATGGTATCACCGGAAGCTTCTGCTGCATTATCAGCTGAATAAAAACTAGTTGCAACGGTATCAGCCAAAGATCTAGCAAAGCCTACACTCTCTCCACCAAATACACCGAGTATTTGATCATTATTTTTATTAGGCCCTGGAAAAATAGAGTCATTTAAGTCCCTTATCTTTTGTCCAAACTTTGACATAATCGTATCTTATTTTTATTATATATTTAACTTAAGCTTTTTAGATACTTAGTAATATCTAAGTTACCTTTTTCAAATTTATCCGACCAGCCTTTTTTATACCTGGCGTCAAATTCGTTAGTGCTATCTAAAGATAAAGGTCCTTTAAAAAAAGGTCTTGCTGATATCTCTTTAATTTCCTTTAGGTTTTTTGATATCATATAAAACTGAACCTTTTCAAATAATTCAGATAATCCAACTTTAGTCTTCTTGCACATTACAGATTCAACTATGACATAAAATCTTTCTCTATCTTTTTCATTTAACCTTTCTTCTAATACCTTTGCAGTTTTATAGTCCTCTGCTTTAAGTATCATTTTTCTTGCTCGGTTTTCAAACACGTGCCTAAAGTTCATGTCAAAGAAATGCTTTTTTAGAAATTTCATACTATCATAAAACTTAATAATACGAATTTGATAAAGAGGATTAACAGGATCCCATTTAGAGTCTATAATTTTACCTTTAACTGGTAAAAGTATATTAGGGTTGGTGTGTGATGCTAATAAGCAATAGACGTTTTGTCCTTTGTTAAATATCCTATGAGTTTTCATTCAAATTCTATTATGTCATCAAATAGCTCAGCTGTGCCGTTGACCATAATATCAGGTGAATGATAAATTTTATAAGTTATAGGTTTAGATGATAATGATTCTACGTACTCCTGTATTCCTCCAACCGTTTCTTTATTAAGATTACCTAAAACATAAAATATCGTTGTAGATATATTACGGTTAATTGCATTTTGTAATTGCCTCATTAAGTAAGATGATACTACGGCATCAGATGGCTCAAATTGATAAAAATCATTTTTTGTAAGCTTATTAAATATATCCATATAATTTATACACTCTATACTTCTAGGTACATTACCTAAAAATGTTTTGACACGCAATGCATCATTAGAGTATATGAAATTAAATTCTATATGTTCTTCTTCCATTCTTCTAGTTCCTTAAGCTCACTCTTAAGAGATTTAATTTTAAATTCGATATCTTTAGCTGTTGGTTCAAAGTGAGTTCCCCAGCGTGTATTAATATCTAATACATCTTTATCAAATTTACTACCTGGTTCTAATCCAAGGTCATCGCATAAATCAAAAAAGAATCTTTTTATATAACTAAATTGATTCCTGTCATTTTCATTTGATTCATAAACATCAGTTGAAGTAAAATGTTCCCTACCTCCACCATGATTATCATCTATGACTTTTTTGATTACGCCATTCCTGGCAGATTCTAAAACTATCTTAATCATTTATGATCTTTCTTGTAATTTTAATCTTAGTTCTTTTAATGTTTTTCTTGCAACTTTTTTATCAGTATGCCAAGTAGATTTATCTTTAACCATTGTCATAGCAAACACTTCTCTTAATTGTTCAATCTCTTTATCAGTATATCCCTCTTCTTTCCACTGAGACATTTTAATAGATTCTAATTCTTCTAGTTTTGCTGATAGAGCTTTGTCTGCATTCTCTAAATTTGCAGTATGAATTTCATTTCCTTTTTCTCTGGTCTTTTTACAAACTTCAAGCCAATCTTTTAATGATAATTTGCTTTTCATTTTTAAAATTCCTTGATGTTTCATAGCCGCTCTTCTTTGGCGACGATTAGGTATTGATTGATTTACAGTCTCGCTCATATGATTAATTTTATTATATATTACTAGCTATTAAGTGTGTTATTCTCCTTTATACTTGCTCTCAATTAATGATTGTACACTGTTATGTAAACAGTCTAAAATTTCATCTTCAGATAATTGATCTAAAATAAATGATTGTAATACATCATTAACTTCACCTTTATCAAAAGAAGTACTCATTAATTCGTAAACGGCTTTTTGTGGAATGTTTACTGGAAATTCTAAAAGAAGTTTTACTTTATTGTTTTTCTTTTGTTTATTAAATAAAACTCTAATAGGGTTTGGTGTAGTAGATAAAGCAGTTTCAACAAGTGTAGTTTTTTCTTTCGCTGAAACATTTAGGGGATCGTTAGAAACTGGAGGTTTTATAAATTCACCTGCTATATCTTCATCTAACAGTTGGATAAATTCATCTTGCAAATCTTTTGCTAATCTACCTCCTTCATTAAAGTTTATCCACTTATCATCAGTATCTTTAATGGTTACTACGTTACCAGAATTATCACCTTTAATCCATTGATAGTACACCTTCTCTTGTACTTTTTCAGTTTTATCTTTTTGCATTTGTTGTCTATTTATTATTATACTTTAAATATAATAATTGTTTAAGAATCAATTATGGTGCAGAATTAAAACTAGTTTTTAGTTCTCTTAATGACATAGTACAATTTTGAACTGTCCAGCCTGGGTTACCATTTCCAGTAAAGAACACCATTGTCACACCTTCGTTAATCTTTAATTGAAAATAAAGTTTACCACTATAATTTGTTGTATGATTTTGACCATTTGAATATAATATATCAACCTGTTCACCAAAATCTATAGTCTGCCCTAAATCTTGAAACCTAACCCACGCGCTACCTGGTAATGCTGCTGGTGTTTGCACAACAAATTCATATTCAAATTCAAACGTAGCTCCATCGGTACTTTTATTTACAAGTGAATCATAATAACCTGGACCAACACCATTTTGATCGAAACCATCAATGCTATTATTTAATTGAGTATCATCTATGTATTCATCAAATGCTCCTACTACCTTAACAGTAGCCCCAGTTCCATTTGCAGAAATAACTAGTGATTTGCTTGGGTACGTTATATTTAAAATAGATTTATCAGCTTGATATAAGGCACCGCCTCCGCCACCTGAACCTGTTGCACCTGTAAATCCAGTTGCTCCAGTTGCACCTAAGACAACACCAGTTGAACCTTGTGCACCTAATGGTCCTTGAGAACCTGTGGCTCCCTGGGCACCAGTTCCACCTTGCCCACCTACAGATCCTTGATTACCTATTGCACCTGTTGCACCTGTTGCACCAGTTTTACCTACTGCTCCTTGTTGTCCAGTTGCTCCTTGAGTTCCAGTTGCTCCTTGTTGACCTACAGCACCTGTTGCACCAGTTTTACCACCATCACCTTGAGGTCCAGTTGCTCCTTGTTGACCTACAGCACCAGTAGCACCCTGTCCACCGTCTGCACCAGTAGCTCCTTGTTGACCTACAGCACCAGTAGCACCTTGTCCACCGTCTGCACCAGTAGCTCCTTGTTGACCTACAGCACCTGTTGCACCTACAGTACCTTGTGGGCCAGTAGCACCTTGTCCGCCTGCTGCACCAGTAGCACCTTGTTGACCTACAGCACCAGTAGCACCTTGTCCACCGTCTGCACCAGTAGCTCCTTGTTGACCTACAGCACCAGTAGCACCTTGGCTTCCTGTTGCTCCTTGTTGACCTACTGCACCTGTTGCACCTTTTGCTCCAGTAGCACCCTGTGAGCCGACTGCACCTGCAGTACCTGTAGCTCCAGTAAATCCAGTTGCACCATCAGAACCGGTTGCTCCAGTTAAACCTGTAGCCCCAACTCCTGTTGCTCCTGTAAAACCAGTTGCTCCAATACCAGTTGCTCCAGTAAATCCAGTTGCACCATCAGAACCAGTTGCTCCAGTTGAACCAATGCCTGTTGCACCGATACCTGTTGCTCCCGTAAAACCAGTGGCTCCAGTTGCTCCAGTTGCCCCAGTAAATCCAGTTGAACCAATGCCTGTTGCACCAGTACCAGTCGCTCCTATAAAACCAGTCGCTCCAGTTGCTCCTGTAAAACCAGTGGCTCCAGTTGAACCTAACCCAGTTGCACCGATACCTGTTGCTCCTGTAAAACCAGTGGCTCCAGTTGAACCTAACCCAGTTGCACCAGTTAACCCGGTTGCTCCAGTGGCACCAATTGGGCCAGTAGCGCCCTGAGGTCCACCACTAGGTCCTTGTGCACCTGTTGCTCCTGGTAATCCAGAAGCATTAATTGTTATTGTATCAGCAACTTCATCAATTACTAAAGTTACATTTGTACCTCCTATTAAGTCAACATCACTAGTAGCAGATCCATCGTCTAATTGAATACTTGCACTTCCATCAGTATTTTCTAACACTGATAAATTGTATGCTGCTAAAGAAGCATTTTCCCATTGATTGGTAACACTATTGTAAACTAAAAGTTGATCATCTTGTACATTTGTAATAGTAACATCAGTTAAACCACCTAAAGTAGAACTTCCTCCACCTCCTGTAGCTTCTACATCAACAGTACCTCGATATAAATGTCCGTTTGCAGAATTAATCCATAATGTTCTATCTGAAACAGATCCACCACTTACATCATTACATAATGGTCTGTTTGCAAAAGTTGTAGATGGAAGAACTAATCCACCCTTATCAATATTAACACAACCTACAAAGTAACCAGCCCACGTTCCACCATCCGTTGTTAGTGAAGGTAAAATCCCATTAAATTTAGGAGTGGCAAAAGTATCTACTACATTAGAATATAATCCTACTCTTTGAGGATTCACGCCGGTTCCTGTGAATGCAATTGTTTGACCAACATTAATAAGTACATTTGTTCTGTTATCAAGTGAAATACCAGAACCTACAACACCAGAAAATAATCCAGTATTTGTATCTAAAGTTTCTATTGCTTGGCCATAATAAGTTGCTGATCTTTTAAATTGAGTTTGATTTTCAGCTTCCAAAGTACCGTCCCAAATAAAATTAAGTTGTTGGGTAGTAGCTTCAAGCATTGGTGAAGTAATATCAGTGTCTATCTTTATACTGTCAAAATTGTTATCATTTAAATTTTTACCTTGAAGATGGTAGTGGCCACTATGCCTCATATCAACATATGCACTACCAAAGCCATCCGCCCCTTGGTAAAGATATTGAATATATTGATTAGAAGTGTCAAATTTACCTTTATCTCCGGTACCGACACCAAGACTTACTAAAGGAATCTTATAGAATTTTTCTGTAGCAGCAGGAAAAATATCATCTGTTGCTAATTGAGGTATATACAATTCATTGTTAGCAGATATCCCTAGCGCATCTACAGTTAAACCACCTGGACTAGCTCCCATTGTAATATAATATGATGGTGGGACACCTATTGCTTTAGCATATACACCAGTGTTAGCTTTAACAACACCAGCTAAACTATGCTGTATACCGGTGATGCCGTCTGTTAAAGAATTTCTTAATTGTAATTGATGTTGTGTTGAAAGGTTAGAAATATGAACACCTGTTCCTAAATCAGAAGATCTATTAAATTGTAAATTACCAGCTGCACCGTTTAATCTAACTATTCTATCGGCATCCAAGATTAATGAACTGGTTGTATATATGTTTTGTTGTCCTAGACTACCTAAAGATGTTGGAGCCCATACACCAGAACCTGCATTCCATTGCAAAATATCTAGCGGTTGAGGTACAACATTTGATACATTTGATAGCATACCAATTAAAGGTGCACCATCATTTAAATTTGCAAGATTAACCTTTGCTTCATTAAAATTATAAACAATATTGTCTTGTACATTATTAGTACTGATTGATAATGCAGTGCCTGTAGTATTAGTAGCATCAAATCCTCTAAATTGTAAATTAACACCAGACTTACCTGCATAAACATCTTGATGAGTTACACCTTGGCCTATATTTTCACCAAGGTTAGCTTCACCTGGATTAGTTGCTAATGAATTAATTAATACAATAGATTTAGATGCTAAGTTATATTGAAGCTGCATCCCTTGTCCAGCAATAAGATTAAAAGTATCATCACCAACAGTGGCTTTCATTAAAGCATTGTTTCCATTTTGTAAAGCTCCAGTAGGTAATGTTGAATTTATATTAATCTTACCAAAGCTATTTGCACCTGATACACTAATAGACCCAGAACCAACACCACCAATAATATCCCACTCAGAAGTATCAAATACACCTTGTGTAGTTCTAATGTTAGCTCTCCACCAAACGAGTACCTGATCTTCACCGGTAGTTGTAGGATCATCTATAACTACAGGATGATAAACAATATTACCTATCTCATATATTCTAGACTCTACCCATGGGTTAGATACCATTTGAAAATTAGTATCAACCTCTCTATTGAATAGCTCTCTTCTTACCTCTGTTCTAAAAAGAATATATTCTTGTAGGTTATTAAATGACGTTGCCATTGATGTTAAATATTTTTTTATTTATTCTTCTTTCCGATGTCTTTATTTTGGAGGATTTTCAACAATAGTTATATCTGAATATGGAAACTGAGATGTGTCTCTGCTTGTTGTAAATGCTTCTCTAAATGATTTAAGCCACCATGTATTTTCGGACCATCCAGGTTCTGCATAGCACGGTGAGTAAATTCCTGTTATATAAATGTATCTTAATTCTCTCCAATACTTAAGGTAATCATTTACAGCATTTTTAATTAATTGAATTTGTCTATCAATAAATACCTTTCTTCCGGCATTCCTCTGGCGGTCAAAAGCAGACCCAGTTTCTAAAGTAAACTTTTCTGTAACATCAATTGCTCTGTACTCAGTTGTAAAATTGTAAAGTTCGCTAGTTGCTAAAAAGAATTGTATTGAAACTAAATCACCTAAAAAACAATTGTCAATTGGTTTATAATTATCATCATAATATTTTTGCATTGCAGCAACATCGGCAAAATCAATGTATTCATGTTTTACTCTATCAAAAAAATCAACCTTAATACTTGTGCAAGTTATGCGGTTCTTTTTCATGAATATGAAAAAGTCTAAAGCTAGTTTAAATGTTATTGCCTCTAAGATCACTGGGATATACTTTTTTTGTATATATTCAGTCTATGATTAGATGGTAGTCTTTAATTAAAGAATCAATTGTACCGTATGTGATTTTACACTGCTTAAAAATTTCTAGGTGATCTTGGTTACGATAATCATCAATCCAATATACATGTTTAAATCCTGCATTAACTAAAATCTTTGTACACATTTTACAAGGTGAAAGAGTTAGAAGTATGATGTAATTATGAGGATCATATTCTTTAAATTTAGCAATCATATTTACCTCAGCATGAATAAAGCCACTTTCACCTGGAGTAAGGCTATCTTCTTCTGTACCAGTCTCTTCATTTATGCCGGCTCCACTATAAGATCCATTGTAACCAAAGCTTGCAATTTTACTGAAGTCTTTTCTTAATGCAATACAACCAACCTTTGTCGTTGATGAATTTGAAAGATTTTTAACATTATCTAAAATTTTAGAAAATGTATCTATTTTTATTTGAAGTCGCTGAATCTTGGAATCCATTTACTCTTAATTAGTTTAGCTTTCATTTTAATACCAGGCTCTTTACTTAATGATTTTGCTAGCTTAATGTTTTCTTCATCATCATCAAAAAAGGTAAAGTCATTAAATCCCATTTCTATAAATTTTCTAAATGCATCTTTTTTCTTTTCTGAAGTAGAGCCTTTAAATCCTAAGGAGGTATCATTAATCGCAAATATGTATTGAGGATTTATATTAATACCATTATGAGCAAGAAATTGTTGGATAAGTTTAGAATCATCTCTTGCTGTTATAATCCCAACAGGCTTTCCCTTTTGGATAGTTCTTCTTAAAATAGAAAATACCCATTCAATAATTTTACCAGCTTTAAGAATATCTAAACTTTGAAAATCAGAAAAGTCCATCTTATCATTTGGTCTTTGCTTAAAAGTATTAAATTCTTGTGGTGTAAGTTCAGTAGAAAAACCAGTTTTTGGATTATGAACTTTAATTTTACTGCGAGTAACCACAAGAGTATCGTCCACATCAAATATGGTTATAGACCTTCTTCTATTCGATTCAAATAATCTCACTTTATTTTATACTTTCTTTTTTCCTTTTATTATTTATCAATAAAATTTGTAGAACACATTAGATGTACCTAAAAGGTGTTAGTAATTAACAATCCCTTCCGTTAGCATAAATATGTTTTACTACAGGGAATCTTAGAGAGTAACCTCCAGTTTGATTTTTACTTTCTTCAAAATATTGGATAGTTACTGTTTTACCTATAATCTCCTGTGGAAATTCATAATAATGTTCTCTTTGTTCTTTAGAGAAACCTGATCCTACACTAACTTTACAACCTTTATGTTCAATTATAATACTACTTAAACATTCTCTTTCTACTTGTTTACCGTTTTCTGTCCATCGGATATTTCCATTGATTGCATCTAGGACAGTATATTCTGCATCATGGAATTTTTTAACCTTTAAAAGATTATGGCTTCTTTTACCTTCATAGCCTACATTCTTTCTAACCATGATTCCTTCAAATCCTGCTTCTTCAGCATCCTTTGCCATTTCAGTAAATTGGCCATCATTTGAAATTTGTTCTTGTTTAAGAAATTCTAACATATCAGAATTAATATCTTCTGGTAATAAATCATAACCATTACGAAGTCTTTCAGTAAGTGGTGTAGTTCCAACCTTATTGTCAAATTCATCTAATGTTAAATAATCAAATATAAAGAATTTAGGATTTTTAATTTGGTGATCCTTCTTTCGGATCTGTTTCATAATTCCTTGGAAGTCTTCATTACCATTTTCATCTACTAAACAAATTTCTCCATCTAATATAAAGTCTCCACCTATCTTAGAAATTTCATTTTCCAAATTACCTAGAGTTAAAAATTCTTTACCACTTCTTGAAAAGAATGTTACTGTATTCATTTCCTTTCGGCAAATACAACGTACTCCATCTAGTTTTCTTGATCCAAACCAATCTTCATTTTCAAAATCTGTTCTTTTAGGATTATAAGGATTAGCTAAAGCAACCTTAAATGTAGGAATTAAATCTGGGTGTACTGCTTTATTAATTGATGTAGTATTAGCACCCATTTTAAGGTCTCTATCAATCATATTCCAAATGATATCTTCCCATTGTTTGTTTTCTAAAACAAATCGGTTTACATTTGCAATTGCAGTATGTCCTGTACAAACTCGGTTTTTCAAATCATCCAATAAAGTAAATATACTTCCATAAGTATTTGGATGTCCTACTAAATCTGAATTCTTTTTACAGTTCTTAGAAGTAACATTATATTTCCAGTATGGATTGTAAGTATATTCAAAAATCTTTTGTAGAAATTCTCTATCTTCATTCTCTTCTGAATTATCAGCATACTTTTTAATAGTTGCAATCTTATGATTCCCTGAAGATGAATCTCTCATCTCATTTAAGAATGATTGTAAATAGTTGAGGTTTGTGTAATATGTCATATTCCGTTTATTTTATTATAATATAAATATAATACATTTAATTGGGAATTGAACTATAAACTCTTGTTTTTTTCAAAAAGTTATTAACAATTTTAAAACAAAGTTGTCGGGATGGCAGGATTCGAACCTGCGACCTCCTCGTCCCAAACGAGGCGCGATAACCGGGCTACGCTACATCCCGTGTGTTGTCCCTACAGGGGTCGAACCTATACTCTTCTGGACCAAAACCAGACGTGTTGCCAATTACACCAAGGGACAGATTAATCTTATAAGTCTTTTTTATCTTTAAGAGCTTTAATAAGCTTATCAAATTGTTTTGAAGTTAATCCTTGGTGGCTTGAAGAAAAAGGTTTCCATTGTACAATAATAGCTAAAAGAAATATGCTACCAATAAAATGCCAAAAAGATTGAAATATAAATTCTAATAATGCCATAGTGATTTATTAATTATATGGATGATAATGATTTAGTTTAATATTCAGTGTTAAAGAAAAATGTTTGAAATAATCTACCATCATACTTGTCTTTTCCAAAGTACTCCATAGATTTATGAAACATATCACCTCTATACAAAACTAACCTATTATAAATATTTCCAACCATTGCAGTCATTTCCCATGCATCTGCATTATATGCATCAGAATTAATTTTATCAATTCTCTCCCGGTCATAAGATCCGTCTTCTTTTCTTGGGGCAAATTCTAACCCAGTTGGTTTATGTCTATATAATGCAGTACCTCCATTAGCTGGAGCATTAGGTGTTAAGTAACAAACACCAGCCCATGTTGTTGAATTATCAGCATGAATCCAACTAACATCTTTTTCTGTTGTATATTGCCAAGCTGTAGTATAAGCATCTTCAAAATAAGTAATGTTTCCACCTGCATGTTGGACTATACCTTGTATGACATCTTGTAAACCCCAAGTGTGGCATGGGGCAGTTCTTTGACCAGGATAATTACCTCTTACATCAAATTCTTGCTGTAAAACCCATTCTCTTGTTTCTTCTGGATTATTGTAAAAATTATCGGTAATAATTAAATTTGTTTGCATATTGAAATATTTTATTATTTATTAGTTAATTTCAGGTGGCTCTTCTTCATCATTCCATGGGCCATCTAAAAATAACATCGTTTTTAGTTTTTGTAAATTTGTACATCGTTCATATTGTTCTTCATGTTCAAAATACTTAATAAGACCGTCTATACTTTCTATTTTATTTTCAATAGAATCTTTTCTTTTTAAAACTGCACTAGGGCTTTGCATTAAAACATGATATGATAAATCCATAAATCTATCAAAGTCAGTATGTTCTAATGTTAGCAATAAATTTTTTAAAAATTCATCGCTAAAACCTTTTCCTTTTTTAGGATCCTTTGCCATTGTGTTTATTTTTTATTTTTGTTATTAACATTTTATCTTCATCATCTAAATCTGTAGGTATATCTACAATTATGCTTATAAGTAAATCACTATACTTACCTTCTTGCTTATAAATAGGAAACCCTTTTCCTTTTACTCTAAGGACCTTTCCGTTTGGAGTACCTGGTGGAATTGTGAAAGAAATAATTTTATCAAAACAATCAATACTTTCCTTTCCACCTAACAGTGCATCATAAAGACTTATATTTTTTATTGTATGCAATCCCTGATTGTCTAAAAAGAAGTCTCTATCATTTATTACTTCAATAGTCATTATTAAATCACCGTTAAGTTCTTCAGTCTGGCCACGTTGGCCTAATCCTTTTAATCTTAATTTCTGGCCATTTTTAATTCCAGCTGGAATATCAACTTTTATTGTTTTCATTCCAATTCCAACATCTCTACTTGTACCATAATAAGCATCAGCTAAAGATATTCTCAAAATCCCAGTAGTGTTTCTACCTTTAGAATTAAATCCATATCTTTGATTAAAAGCTCCGGCAAAGTTTTGATTTCTTAATAAGTCTTCAAACATACTTCCTGTAAAATCATGACCAAAATCAGCAAAAGGATTATTGGCTCTTTGATCATACTGAGCTTTCTTCTGAGGATTACTTAAAGTTTCATATGCATCAGCGATTTCTTTAAATTTATCTTCATTACCAGAACCTTTATCAGGATGATATTGCTTAGCTAATTTTCTATAAGCTTTTTTAATTTCATTGTCAGATGAATCTTTATCTACTCCTAATATGTTATACGGATCTTTCATTATTTCCAAAAAAGCTGTATACCTATTAGGCTACATGCAAGTGCTAATGATACTATTGTTTTAAGTGTTATACCTTCTCCTAAAAAATACCAAGTCAAAAATGTGAATGAAATTATACCTGATCCAAAACCAATAAATCTACCTGGCCATAAAAGACCATCATAATATTCTACAATAAACTTTGTACCATAAATTAATATGTAACTAATTGCAGTACCGAAAACAATTGATACAGTAAGAGGATTCTTTTTAAACCAGGGCCATACAAATTGACCGTTAGTTTGAATCCAAATTGCAGTTTGTCCAGTAAAGAATAATAAAAATGCTAAAAGTAACTTATTCATCTATGTGATATTTATAACCTTGTCTAACCATGTAATCCATGTGGCTTTCCATTTGTTTTGCAGTTATCCAAACTGATGGCTCTGGTTCTACCCTACCATCTACTCTTTGGTCATGTGCTTTATTTAAAAACCATTTATCTTTTTTGCTCTCCCACCAAAACCATACCTTTTGCCATGATCTAGGTTTTTTCATATAAACTTTATTGCCCTTATCCATGTGAGCAATAAATTGTTTATAAGTAATATCTTTCTTAGGCATTTTTATTTGGTGCTATTGCATTTAAGTTAGCTTCCTTAATTTGTAACTTTCTTAGTTTTTCGTCTAACCTAAATCTTTTTTCTTCCAAAGTATTTTTCTTCTCCAGCTGTATAGCAATCCTTTCTAAGACATTCACTAATTTTGGGATATCGCCGTCTAAAAGTTTACGGCCCATTTGTGATCTAAAAAATTCTGACATATTTGTGTTTATTTTTATATGCATAAACTCAATGTTTGTTTACAAATATATAAACAAATAAAACTTAACAATGAGCAAGATACCAAAGTTTGAAAAATTTAATGAGGCTATCGTAGCTGCAGGCTTCGGTCCTAGTTATATGCAACCATACTCTATTGCTACAGGTATACCTAATACGGGATATAGTATGCAGCCTGTAGTTGGGCACGTAAATAATGTTGCAACAGGAATGGCTGAGCAGGCAAATATGTATGAAACTAATGATAATGAAGATCATACTGCTGAAGCATATTTAAAAGAAGCTAAAAAGTATTTAAATGAAGCAATAGATAAGGCATATGAATCACATTGTAATGAAGCAATGGTTCAGGTAGCTGGAAAGGATAAGCCATCTGGGGCTAAAGTATTAGCAATGGTTATCGTAGATCATTTAATTGATAAGAAAATTGTTACAAGAGCATACAAGAAAAAACTTGAATCTGAAATTCAAGACATAATTATAAATTCAACATTTTAAAATGAGCATTAGTAACTTTAAAGATTTTGATTTAAATGAAGCTGATAAGCATGAATTTAATCCAAATGAAACGGCAGAAAGATTAAAGAGAAGAGAGCAACAAAACATTGACAGGTTTAGAGCTGCTCAAGACAGAGAAGACCCTTTTGCTATAGAGTATTATCAATTAAGAATTTCTATAGACAAGCTTGATATTAAAAAATTACAATATCAAACTAAGATTCATCAACTTAAGCAAAAATATAAAAAGTAATGATAGGTAAATTTGAAGAATTCTTAAATGAAAAAAACTTTATGGTTGCAACGGCTGATACTGCTGTTAAGTATAGGATATCTCATATGCCATTATCAGGTTATATTGTAGCAATGCCATCAAGCAGTAAAGAATTAGATAAAGAAATAGAATCAGGATTTTCTAAAACTGCAATTGCTAAAGACATAGAAGATATGTTAAATGACCAATTAAAAAAATACAGACAGTTTATTAGAGTAAAGGTTGATCATGGCTATAAAGGCGCAGGTTACGCATTTACATTTGATATGGATGAATTACTAAAAACATTAAACAAATAATGGATAAGCAAGAAACACAAGACGAAAATTCAATCAGACATTACAAAGGTACTGTTAAACAATTCAAACAAATGTTTGACGACTTAGCGGATGGTAAAGATACTAATGCATATGATAGCCCAGTAAGACAAGGGTATGATGTTCATCCTACAAGAGATGAGAATAATAAAAGCCCACACTGGGATGAAGAGTATGAAGATGAGTTAACTCAAAATGAAAATCATATCCCTACCTTTGAATCATTTTTAAATGAAGGAAAAACTACTGACGGTTTAGGAAAGGATGCTATGGAGATATACCGAGACTTAGATTTACAGATAGGTCTTGATGATCCTAAGTACACTATTCGTAGTTACAAGGATATTGAACCTGCTATGAAAGATCATAAGCTATTTAAAAAGTTAACACCTAGAGAAAAAAGAATCCTAGATAGAGCACTAGGTAACTTAATGAGAATAGCAATTAGGATGGAAAGATAATTTCTAAGAGTAAGTTATTTGTATATTTCCACCAGTATGATCCATTACCCATGTATTTTCTTTTATCATTTTTTGGGCATGTAAGATTTCTGCTTGGTATTCATTCCAATCTTCTTCAGCCTTAATCTGATCTTTTATATCTTTACCTTTCCAGTAGACGTGCTCATCGTCATATATGACAGATATGTTTGTCATGTATTCTTCAGTAGCTTGTTTTAATTTTTCATTTGGTGGATCAACATCAGTATCATCTTCGTCATCATGCGTAGGAACTGTATGACCTTTGTACTTACCCATACCTGCAGTCTTTTTAGGTTTAGGTTTTTCTAATACTAATTCATTTAAAAATCCATTATTAAATTTAGCAATAAGTTTATCTCCTGCATAAATTTCTTTTACAGATTTTTGATCTAGTATTAAGTCATTTTCACTTTCCATAATTTTTGCTATATATGCCTTTGGGTATTCTACATCATATTGTGATTCTTTCCCATTCATATAGACTACTTTTACTTTTATCATATCTTATAAATTTATTTTTGCATAATTTTGTACCTTCTTCCAATAGTGAGAAGTTGCAGGTTTTTTAAATCCTTTAGGACCGCCATTCCAATTCCTAGCCATCTTTTCAAATGAACTATCAAGATGGTATGCATCTGCCCAAATGTTAAACATTTCAATTGACTTATCACCATCCTTTCTATCACTATTTTTAAATCTTTTATCCAGGCCTCGTTTTCGTAGTATGCGATTTACTTCTCTAACCATGATCGGTCTAATTTGTAAAAGACCTACTGATGGTGAACCTAAATTAAGATCTCCAATTATTGCAGGATTGCCACCACTTTCAACAAACGCCATAGCCTCTATTAATTCTTCTCGGTTATCTATCTTTCCGTTTATAAGGTTAACTTCTTCCTCTATAATTTCAATTATAAGATTATCTTTAACTTCTATAACCTCATGTTGCATACTTGTAGAACCTGTCATTGTAAGCAAGAACGTTGATATTAGTAAAACATTTTTCATCATCTATAAATTTTTGAATTTTTCCAATTTCTAAAAGCATGCGTTACCTCTTCATCTACAGTTTCATCTCTAAGAAATGCATCTTTTTTTGGTTGAGGTAGTAAAGTATTTATTATTGTTCTAAGATTATAAGCGTGTTTTGAATTAATTAACTTACTATCATATTTACGATCTACATACTGCAAACATTTTTCACGGCTTTCAAAATCAATTAATAATTCTAAACCCTTTAGTGCCTGCTGATAATCTTCTTCAGTTGGAACTCTCCATACTGCAACATTACCAAGCGATGTAGTTTTAGTTGCACCACCACTACCACCTTTCATTCCTGCCATAATACCAAACCCACTTCTCTTAGCAAGTTTGTTTATCTTATCAGCAGAATCTTTATCCATGATTTGAATCGTATTACCTGTTTTATGATAAGTAATATCAACACAACCAACTGCTTCCGTAGTGGAGCAGCTAACACAAACTTTAGTTTGCGGCAAAGCTTTTAGTCGCCTATCGTCGATTTTTTCTTTACACTTAATGCAATCCATTATCTACATTTAACGCTACTAATCTTTTCAGTTCCTGAATTAATCATCTTTACAACTGCGCCCCAATTTTGATCATCAGCTTCCCATTCAATATCATGAGGAGTATGTTTCATCTGCCAGTTAGAAAGGGCATGGCCATTTCCTGACATTTTAAAATCACCTTCAGAATTCTTTTTGAATTTTAGGAAGTGCCTGTTATCACACATACAACTAATAGTTTCAAAAATAACTTCTCTCAGATTTTCACTGTCATAAAGTTCTGTAAATACTGGTGGGTTTTGTAATAGTTCTTGATATTTGCTCATAATTTAATTTTAATATTAATAGTATAAATATAATCATTTTTGTTGGGAATCATACCAAGCTTTCTTGTTTTTTTCAAAAAAGTTATTAACAATTTTAAATTTATAAATAAGATAAGTAGCAATAGGAGTTCCCATTAAAAATGTTATTAAGCTTGGATGCGGTTCTCCACATAGACCTATTGCATGTTTAAAAAATTCAATCATCTTAAAAATCACCAGGTGCAACCTGGAAACAAGTTAATCCATTGTTTCTCCACATATCAACAACTTTTTGTCTATCATCAAATACACAGAGAATACGATTCTTTTGATCACCGCTAAAGATATCATCTAGCCATCCTTGTTTAAGTTTATCATCCGGCATAAATGCCCATGGGTGGCCGGTTGGTCTCATTTTCATTATATGAAATGGAACATTATGTTTATCCAACCAATCGGCAGTTACATCCTTAGTGGCTTTACTACGGCCAGAAAATATTACAATTTTAAACCCTTGTGCATCTAAGGTTTGAGCCATTTGAATTACAGGATCATTAGGAAGATCCAATTTAATATTGTCAGGATCAAAGAATGTATCCCAGTCCATTTTACCGTTTGGTTTGGTGGCTAAGGCTCGCCTATCATCGATAAGAGCAAGAGTTCCATCCAAGTCAAAAATTACTACGTCTTTTTTCATATGTTTTATTTTATGTGGTTGTGCATACCATAGAGGGTTTGGTAGCTCGGAATAATGATCCCATAACTCTTCCTCTAAGACATCCATTGTTATTTCTT